TAGGTAATCATCAGAAGGTAATTCGGGGGATTCCTGTGGCTCTGCTCTGTCACTTGGCGTACTCCCCGACGCGTCGCGTCACCTTGCGCCCGCAGTCCGGGTCCGCGCAGAGCCACGTCTGCCAGCCGTTGACGGGCGCGCCGTCCGTCTGCATCCGGTGCTTGTGGCGGCCGAGATCAGTGACCCTGATCACCAGCGCGCGAGCAGGCGGCAGTTTCAGCGGCGCGACGGTGAGCTTGAGGGCGTAGCCTAGCGACGATGCGCAGACGCGGTGCGTGCCGGTGAGTTCACCGTTCAGTTCGACAACGTACTTATCCATTGCTGAGACCCCTTGAAAACTAAGCGCCCGGGCCACCTGGGGAGTGCTCAGCTCTGACAGGCGGCCGGGGCGCTCGGGCGATTATCGCACGTCACTGCGGCTGAGCACGGCAGGATGCTAAGCCTGCCCGCAACGGATGTCAACCGCTTATGTCAGCCGCAATGCGCCCGGCAATGCATGGCTGATCTTTTTGCGCTTTCTCACTCCCCCCTTCGCCCTGCCGCTAGTGGGACTCACCACTGGACGAACATGGGCATGATGACCTGCTGGTAAGCTGGCGCGCCCGGCGACCAGAAGAGTCCCGGGCTCGACGGGTTCGTCACCCGCAGCACCACGGGGCCCTCGGGCAGCACGGCGGCCAGCTCGTCCAGGAACTTCCAGTTGAAGGCGATCTTCGCCTCTCCCTCGGCGAGCGCGGGCACGACGGTCTCGAACGTGCCCATTTCTTCGGCGCGCGCCGAGACTGTCAGGCCCTCACTAGGCGTGGTCAGGCGGACGATGCCGCTGCCCTCCCGTGCGTACGGCGCCACGGCAGCGACCGCGTCCTTGAACTCGTCCCGCTCGAACGCGACCGCGGTCCCCGTTGGCTCGGGTATGAGCTTGCGGTAATCCGGGAATGTGCCCGGTATGAGCTGCGTGACAACTTCCACGTCGTCGAAGCTGAACCGCGCCTGAGTCTTGGCCTCGCTGAGCGTTACGGCCACCTTGCCATCGAAGCGGCTGAGCAGGGCCAGCAGCGTGTCTACCGTGCGGCCGGGCAGGATGAACTTCACGTCCTGAGCGCTGTCCCGCGGCCCCGGCATCGCCGGGGTGAGGGGCACCTGGTCTACGGCCAGCCGGAAGCCGTCGGCCGCGCACATCGTCACCGTCCCCGCCTCTACGCAGTCCAGCAGCACCCCCGTGAGCACGGGCCGGCTGTCCTCACTCGCCACCGCGGGGCGCACGCGCCGGAGCGCGGCACGGAAGTCGGCCGCATTGACGTGGAACGGCTCGGCGCCCTTGATCTTGGGCACCGGCGGGAACTCTTCCCCTGCCGTCCCATTCAGGACCGTGCTCACGCTGCCGGCCGTGATCTGGCAGGCGGCCCGCCCCGTCTGTTCGAGCGTGACCTTGCCCTTCGGCAGCTTCCGCACGAGGTCGCGCAGCAGCGTGCCCGGCAGGGTGAGGTTGAAGCCCTCACCCTCGACCTGCGCGCCCACCCATACCGTGATGGCCTGCTCGAGGTCCGTCCCCGTGACCGCGAGGCGCGCTCCGTCTGAGCGCAACCAGAAGTTCTCGGACACGGGCAAAGTATGTCTCCTGGCCCGCGCCCGGTCGGCTGCCGTGAGCGCGGCCTTGAGGTACTCGGTAAGCGTTGCGACTTTCATGCTGCCCTCCCGTTGGCGTGGACAGGGAACGCCACCCGGTACGCCGCGATGGCGGCCTTGAGCGCGTCCCGCCCCGTCCCTCTCCCGCTGGGAGAGGGGGCGATCCCGGCAGGCCGGGGCTTGCTTGCAACGGCCCGCCTCGCCGCTTTGGGCTTGGCTTTGGCACTCGCTGCCGCAACAGCCACGGTCGCCGGGGCAGCACGCCGCACCACCTTCCGCTCCCCCAGCCGTTTCCTGAGCTCGTGCCACGGGGTCCGGTCGGGCGCAACGCCCAACTCCCGAAACGCAGCCTGTCGCCTCTCGTAGCGAGTCATCTGAGCACTCCCTTCGCTTGGCCTCCGGCCTAACGCTGACCGGCTCCCCGCTGCGCCGGAGCGTTTGCGGACGAACTGCCGCACCGGCGCAGGAAGGAGATGTCAACGAGTCAGGTTCAGCACGCGCCGGGCTTCTTTGGCCTCCGCCGACGCTACAGGCGCCTCCTGGTGCGCCAGCAAAGCCTCCAACACCTCGCGTAACTGCCCCGCATGTTCGACCAGGGCCGCGTATCTCTCGGCGAGTGCCGGTTCGTAAGGCGCATCCGTGTTCACGTGGAGCCTGATACTCCCATCGTCGGCCTTGTCTACTTCGTAGACCCACATTGACCAGTCAACCGACCCGTGATTCTGCGTCACGATGTCCGCCATGATCTTAGCCATGGTGTCTCTCCTCTTAGCCCCGCGAAACGCTCGCGGGTCGCAACGACGCACATTGCGGGCTTGTCAACTAGAAGATTCGACCGGAGAGCGCAAGTCCAGCCGACCATCCGCCAGCCCGGCGGCGACTTCTTCCTTGCTGAACTCCGCCCTGATTATTCGCTGACCGTCTGAGAGCGTGATCCAGTAGCCCGGCGAGCAGTTGCACGTACCTGATCCGCAACCTTTGCCGAAAGAAAACCGGGCGAAAGGCTCACCAACCAACTGTCCCCGCTTCACCAGCTTCTTACTGACGCGCTCCGATGTGATCCGCATCGTCTCCCTCTCAGTCTGTGGCCCTGCCAAACGCTAGCGGGGCCGCGGGTGCGCCCACGGTGAGCGGGCGCACGGCGCGGACGGGCTAGTCCAGGCGCTCGCCCATACTGGCGTCAATCCCCGCCGCACAGCCTACTCCCGAACACCCGTTCAACAGGAATACCAAGGTCGGCAAAACACGCACCAGTCTCGCCCGCGCAACACGCAGGGCTCCGCCCCGCCCGCGGCCGCGCACAGACCACGCGCACGCTTCCGCGCACACCACGCCCACGCGTACAGCTATGCCCCCATCACGCATTCAGACCGGCCGAGCTAGCACAGACGGCCGCGCATCAGCGAGTACCAGCGAACACTCGAGCGTGAGTCTCGAATTAGATCGGTTGCCAGGGCAAGTCGCGCACGCGCGGGATCCGCGGCGAGCTCGCAGCTTTACATAACGCATAAAGTGCGACCCCTGAACGTGGTCCGGCCGATCTCAGCGCCTCACCCACGGGCCTTGATCGGGGCGGGTCAATCTCGGGCGCGTGGCGCAGCGTCCAGACCAGGCGCCCCCGAGCGTTCTTCGGGCGGGCGCGTGGGCGCACGGGACCCGGGGGGCAGACCTTCGAGCGTCCGCGTAGACGTTGATCTGTCTCCTTCATGCGACGGCGGAAAAATCGGTGGGCTGTGATGTAGTGGAAGAGGGACGCGGTTCGACCCTCTTTCCGTAGGGTTCTCTCCCTTGAGGAAGGTGGAGGGAGAGGAGTTACGTGTCCCGCGGGAGCTGGTGCTCTGAGGGCGGGAGCGGCTGCTGCTGTCGGCCTTCGACGGTGGTGTCACGGGCCGTTGTACCGGGAGCGTGGCCTGGGGGTCTGCCGGTCCATGGGACTGCCAGGCTGTATGTGGTGGGCGTTGCAAGGGAACGCTGCGGGGCGGTGCCCAGTGCGGATGCAGGCCGACTGGGCGTTGCGCTCTCAGTGGGGCGGGTGTCAACCGCCGCAGGCTAGTCCGGTTCGCCTGAGACTGGCTCTTCGAAACCCGGCGGCCGGTAAGCCGGGGCGTAGGCGCGGAGGGAGGTCGGTGGATCCTGAGGTGGCGCCGACACGGAGTGGAGAGTGGGGGTGGGACTTCTGTGGTGCTCCTTTCGGCTGTGGGCTGCGAGGGCGCAGTCTTTCTTGTAGAGGTGGCGGTAGCCCTTGCCGTCGATGGTGACGAGTGGCGGTGGTAGTTCGCCTGTGGCGCCGGGGAAGGGAAGCGGGTGTCCGCAGCGGTGGCAGTTGAGTGGTGGGAAGGCGTTCACCGGGGTGCGATGGCGAGGGAAAAGGGGCGAGCGTGCCCCGCTGGGCGTTCTGGGGGTCTGGCCGCTCCCTGGTAGGTATCCGGGGAGCACCTCGCCTGGGATTGCAAGTCCCTCGTGGCCGGGCGCCGGCCTGGGGCTTGCGGGCCCGTACCCTTTCGGCTGGACCGCCCCAGCGGGGCATGACCTTGTGGGGTCAGTTGGGTACGCCGGCGAGAGTTGAACTCGCACCTCTGGGTTATGAGCCCAGCGAGCTGCCACTGCTCCACGGCGCGGAGGCAGTATAGACCCGGGCTGTGCTGGCCCGTCAAGGGCGGGCTTTCGAGAGCCGCCTCAGGAAGGCCCGGCGGCGGAGTTCCTGCTGGCCGGCCGCGGAATGCGCGGGCGTCTGAGTGCCGTCCGGGAGGGAGACGATCGTCACGTCTCCGAGCGGTTTCTTCGTGAACTCGTCGAGGAGGATGCGGACGGGCAGGTCTTTACGGCGCGGGCTGTTGCCGTGAGGAGCTAGCTTTCCCATTGCTGGACCCCTCTGGTGGGAAACCGTGCTTGCAGGCGGGACAGGTGCGGATGCGGATGTCGTCCCACTGGACGGCGGCTGGCCGGGAGTCGAGGACAGCGGCGGGGAGTTCGCGCTTGCAGGAGTCGCACTTCAGTAGACGCCCCCGTCTCAGGGCGGTTTCGAGGCGTTCTCTCGGGATGTCATGGATGTCGAGGGCCATGGGGAAGGGGCTCCGGGGGCGCTACGGCGGAGAGCATACACCTTTCACCGTTTCCGCACCGGATCGTAGAGTTCTTCGGGCAGACGGAGTTCCGGCGGCAAGTACTCATGGTCTTCGATCAGCCCTGCGCTGAGCGTCTTAGGATCGATCCGCCGACGGTAGTCGAAGTGCGCTTCGGCGGGCCAGCCGCAGAGCTGCAGGAACCGGCCATCTGGCGCGAAGTCAGGGTGACAGCAGGCCGTCGGGTTAGAAGCCACGCCACTTGGCCCCTTTCCGCCAGTAGGTGCCGCCGGCCGGCTCCAGGTCCCGGTTCGAGTTGCGGAAGGTAGCCTTGGCCCCGCATTTCCGGCAGACGGCGGGCGCGAGATGGCCGTTCGGCGGCTCGATCACCCAATGGTGGACGCACGGTGCTTTCGTCTGCGCCTTACCCAGGGATGCCTTTGCCGCCTCGGTGGACATGGTTGTTCATTCCCCTGGCAGTGGGCGCAAGCGCCCTGCGGCGCCTGAGTGTCTTCACGGCGTGGTTGTGCAGGTCCTCGAGCGTGTGCATCTCGGCGGTTGCCTTGACGCCAGCCGTTGTCTGCATCGTAAGGCCCGCCCGCGGCCGGCCTTCGAGTACTCTCTGGATGCGACCCACCGGCACTGACATGTGTCGGCACCGCAGCGCGGGCGCGTTCTGCACCTTGTAGTCCACGCCGGGGAACCAGACGCAGCCTGTCCTGCGGTTGAACTCCTCCACGAAACGTTTGAGTTGCTCCGGGGTGGGCAGGAACGCCTCGACCTCACGCTCGCGGAAGAGGGCGGAGTGAGAGATGTTGACCATGCGCGTGATTATCGGACCGGGAACGCGGTTTCGTCCACCTTTCGACGCCTGTGCTAGCCTGTTGCACGGACGCGCGCGCCGTGCGCGCCGATTGGGAGACGCCAGATGGTGCAGGCATACCAGCGACCGGGCGAAGTAGAGCGGCCGGTCGTGCCAGGCGAGACGCCTTTGCCGAGAGAGATGCGGCAGAGGGAGCCGGACGACCTGCGGCTCATGCCGCGCGTCGGCAACGTCATTTACTCGAGCGCCAGCCCGTCAATCGAGGAAACGAACATTCGCTGGCCGGACGGGACGCTCCAGAAAGTGAAGTTCAAGGCCGGCGAGGGCGTTATGGACGTGCAGCATGGGCCGCTCACCTGCCGCATCTTCCGGCGGGGCTCGCCTGAGCACCTGATCTTCCTGGAGAAGATGCAGAGCAAGACTGCCGAACTGGCGCGCAAGAAGGCCGAGCTCGAGGAACAGCTCAACGAGCAGTTCAAGGACGACCTCACGGTGCAGGCGCAGGAGATCGGCGTGCCAGCGACGACGCCACTGGGAGGCGCCGCGGCGGACCTGCATCCCCCGAGTGAAGGCTGCACTAAAGCCGGGCCGCACTTCGATTGTCCCCTCTGCCCAGACCCGGACAGCGGCCGGGCGCCGAAGCACCACAGCAAGGCGGTGGCCCTCAGCGGCCACCTGAACTCTCTGCTGCATAAGCGGAACGAGGAGAACCGTGCCGGAGGAAAGGAACTGGCCGAAGCGGGAGTATCCGCCTGACCCGCTCCAGCCCAAGCGCGAGGCCCTGCTGAAGTCGGAAGACCGCTTCATGCGGGCCTTGGGTCACATGGCGGACGGGCGGGGGCTTGAGTTCGGGCTGATCACCGAGGAGATCAGCAACTACGACTTCGATGTGTGGGCGAAGACGCACGCCGAGGACCTCACCCGGGCCGCCCTGCTCCGGAAGGCCAAGTACGATTTCGCTCTCTACAGCATGGTGTTCCCGAACCCCACCAAGAAGGCCGTCAGTGCTGCCCACTTCATGCGTATGGCGGTGACGCCCAATGAACGCAAGAGCTGGACTGAACGCGGCCGGCCCGCGAAGGACAAGGTGACACCGGCCGAAGAGGAGGCGCCGCCCGACGTGAGCGGCCTTTCCGAGGGCGAACTGAGGCGCATCGCAGGCTATGACGACTCTCCAGACGGCGACACAGAAGCCGCCGGATGACCTTGTAACGGCAGCCCAGGCAGCGCTCGCCCGGATCGACTTCCGGGTGTTCTGCGAGTTCGTCCACCAGGTAAAACTCGCGCCGCATATGCTCATGTGGCACGAGCTCTACGAGTCCACACTCGCGGAAGACCGCGAGATTTCCATTGCCGCGCCCCCGGACACGTGGAAGTCGCGCGTCATGCGGATGCGGATTGAATGGTCCATCGGCCGCCGGCCGGACTGGTCCCGCATCCTCTGCATGAACGCCGCCGACCAGGTGTACCGGCAGATTCTTTCCGTTCAGGAGACCATCGCCCGCAACCCGCGCTGGAAGATGGTGTTCCCGGAAGTGCGGCCAGCAAGGCTGAAGCCCTGGACCCGGAACACACTCTACGTGACACGGCCGAACCCCGGCCGGGCCGACCCGACGCTTGTCGGCGTCTCCGTGGACGGCGCCATCCAGGGGGTCCATGCCGAGGAGCTCTACACCGACGACCTCACGGATCAGAAGGACGTGCGCTCGCCCACCATCATGCGCTCGCAGGCCGAGTTCATCCGGGGCACGCTTTCGGACCGGCTCATCCGGGAGGGAGGGCGGCCGGTAGGCGCCTGGTACAACATCATGACGCGCTGGGGCGAGAACGACCACTGGACGCTGTTCGTGAACAGCCCGACGGACGAGAAGGCGCCCGGCATGGGCTTCCACCCCGTGCTCATGCCCGCGGTCAAGGAAGAGGGCGAAGCGTATCCCTGGGGCCGGCTGCTCTGGCCCGAGCACATGAGCGACGACTATCTGGAGCAGCAAAGGCTCCGCAAAGGCTCTGGACTCTACAGGCTGACGTTCCTCTGCGACCCGTCGGCGATGGGCGGCATGATGTGGGACCGCAGGAAGTTCAACCGCTTTAACCAGGAAGCAGGCGTCCGCGATGTGCAACTGAAAATCCACTCCTGGGACCCCGCGGTAGGCGACACCGACAACACGTCCCGTTCCGCCTTCTGCGAGGTCTCAGTCACGCCGGGCGGCTACTACCTGACGCACGCCTGGGCCGGACAGCCCCGCTATCACGAACTCCTCCAGCTCATCCTGCGGATGCGTGAGGACCGCCACCCGAACGTCGTACTCATCGAGACCCGCGGCATCGGCACGGCCCTCATCCGTGACCTCCAGGCCGCTTACATGACTGAACTGCGGCTCGTGGACCCGATGGGCCGGAGGTACGGCACCGAACTCAGGGGCGGGCAGAAAATTGACCGGGCGGCGCGCCATACCGGGCTCCTGGAAAGCGGCCGGCTGTGGGTGCCCCGGGACGCGCCCTGGGCCGAGGAATGGCTCCAAGAGATCGGGGGCTTTCCGTCCGGCAAATACACGGACCAGATGGACGCCTTCTCGCAGGCGCTTGAGTACGCGCGCTTCGCCGGTGTCACGCGGCCCAAGAAGCCGCTGTCCTGGATGGACTTTGAGACGGTGAAACCGCAGAGGGTCGGCTGATGCCTTCGCCAGTGAAAGTTGACGAGGCGGGCAAGCCCACGCTGAACGGCGTGATCGAACTCGCCAACGACGCCTTCAGCCAGCACGCAGGCCGCATTGAGGAATACAACGCCATGCGGCGCCTCGTGGACCGCGAGTTCAAGCCCTTCGCTAAGAACCCGCCAGACCGCTTCCGGGTGATGAAACCGGGCACTGCCGGAGCACTCCTGCACCGGGCCGCCAGTCAGGTCGTCTCCGACACTCCCATCGTGACCTACGAGCCACGCAACGACGGGAAGGCGGCGCAGGACGAAGCGGACCTTGCCGAACGGTTCGGGCTTGCCGTCCTCCAGGGCGCTGAGCGCGCGCAGCTCATCGCACCCCTTGAGGACGCCGCCAAGCAGGGCATCCTCGGCCTGTGGTGCCTGAAAGGGCCGATTTTCGATTTCCACGCCTGGCCCGACCCGCCGACGAGCCGCGACCGCACCAGGAAGGAATACGACGCCGAACTGAAGACCTACCGCATCAAGCAGGCGGAACGGTTCGCCTTCGAGATGAAATCGGTGGATCCGACGACCGTGGTGTGGGACCAGCTCAGCCCCTGGACGCCATCCTGGGTTGTCCGCCGATACACCGTCCCCGTGTGGTCGCTGAAACACCGTTACCCGCAGTGGAAGGCGGCCACAGGTGCGAAGCCCGAAGAGCCGGTCCCCGTCTACGAATACTGGGACGACACCTGGCGCTGCCTCGTCGCGGGCACCGACTGGGTCTCCTACGAGAACGGCTCTGACGGCAAACCGGCGGGTGGCCCGGTCCCAAACCTCTACGGGTACGTGCCCTACCAGATCGGAGTCGGTGCCTGGGGCTTCGCCGATGGGTCGCCGAAGGAACTGGCGCGCTCCATGCTCTTCTTCGCGCAGGAATGGCTCCTTGAGGAGGCGCGCATCGCCTCGCTGAAGAGCTGGAACGCGCAACTCTACGGCATGGCGGCCATCGTGTCCGGCGACCCCGAGCGCACGAAGGAAGAACTGGCGGAGTTCGCCGCCATCCTCTCTGTCCCGGCCGGTCAGGACATCGAGAAGGCCGCGCCCAGACCGATGAAGATGCCGGAGCCGCCGCCCTGGCTCGAACGCTACGAGCAGACGATCAAAGGCAACATCATCGAGGCGACGTACAGCCCGGCGCTCGCCGGCTACCGCGAGCCGGGCACGACCTCGGGCGTCATGTCAGGACTCCACATCGGGGAGGGCAAGCTCCAGTTCGCCCCCATCTCGAAACGCCTCTCCCAGCAGGCCGGGCGGTTTCTCAACAGGGTTGCCCACATTGTTGAGAACATCATCCAGGAGCCCGTCTCGGTCTGGGTCGAAAAGGCCGGACACCGCGACCTCGTGACCATCGAACCCGACATCTGGCACGGTTCCTACCACTACAACGTCTCCCTGGAGCCGGTAGACCCGACACGCGACGACCGCCGGGCCATGCTCGGCCTCAACCTGTTTGCCCAGGGCGCGATCGATATCTGGACCATGCTTGAGGATTACCTGCGCATCCCGGACGCGACGGGCGTGCTCAAGCGGCGGCTCAAATGGGAAGTCATCAACTCGCCCGAGTTTCGCGCCGCAATGGTCGCCGAGGTCGCCACGGAGGCGGGCTTTGAGGAGCTCGTACCTCCGCCTGCCGGGTCGGAGCGTGGGAGCGTCGGTGCAACGGGCGACTTCGCGGCCTTCGAGGGAGGCAACGCGCTCGAACCCGACCGCCCGAACGCGGCCCCGGACCTCGAAGTGCCCCGGCGGGGAGAGGCCCTCAACAGGCAGGGAAGGCTCTCACCCCGGGTCAGCGGCCCGCTTGAAGGGCCCGGAGGCTATGGCCGGTGATGCAGCCAGAACAGTTCCCTCCCGGCTCCGCTGGCATCATCGCCGACGCCGTTGAGCACCGGGCGCGCCAGGCGCGCTTCTATGGCCGGGCGCCGAAGCCCGGGCGCACGAGCGTGTTCACGGACGTGGCGGAAGAAGTGCGCGCCTTCCGCGCCGAAATGCTCGCCGAAATGAAGAAGGAAATCCCGGCCAAGTTCATGCACCGGGCACTCTCTCAGCGGGAGGCCCGGCGCAGGCTCGAAGAGATGACGCCCGAAGAGAGGATTGCGCGGGCGAAGATGATGGGTCCGGCCAACTTCGCACGCATGGCGATGAAGCTCATGGGGCCGAAAGGGGCAAAGCCCGATGCCTGAACCCACCGTCGTCCCCGGCAAGAAGCGGCCACGGGGAGCCACCCGCTCCTTCCCGGTCCTTCCTTCACGTCCGGTCACTGGCCCCCAGAAACCCGTCCCTACGCCAGCGTTCCCCGGCGGCACGGCGCGCTTGCCATTCGGCGCCGGGGGCGGCACATACAACCTGCCGAGACGCCCGCAGGCCCAACCCTTCGGGTTCGCAGACGAGGAAGCCGCCTTCGGCACCAGCCGCCAGCAGGCTGGCCTTCAGGCTTTCCAGCCGCAGGGCGTTATTACGGGAGCGGGCACGGGCGGCTTCATCGGCGGCCTCACGCCAGCCAGCGCGTTCGGGATTTCGCCGTCGGTCATGGGCCGTGACATCGTGGAAGACCCCGCGGCGGAGCAGCGGGCGCTGGCGGCTCAGGCAGGCGCGACAGGCGCAGGCGCGGATACAGTTGGCGCTCTCGGCCGCCTGGCCGGGCTTGTAGACCCGTCCGTCTTTCAGACCATCATCAACTCGCTCGGGCCGGACGCCGTGGTCCTCGATGCCGAGTTTGATCCGGACGGTGGGCTCGTCGTCCGTACCGACGACGGCGAGGAACACCGCTTTGGCCCGGAACTTGTCCGGGGCCGCAGCCCGCTCGAAGCAGAAAAGGCCCGCCTCGACGCCGCCCGCGACGCGCAGGCAAAGGCGTACCAGGACGCCGACATCCGCATCCGCGAGCAGGGCCAGGCCCTCGACCAGGAACTCGCCGAACTGAATGCCCGCCTCGATGTCGCGATCGCGCAGGGCAACTGGGAGAACACGCTCCAGGTCCAGCGCATGATCGACGAACGGGAACTCGCCCAGCGCCAGTTGGAGCGCGAGAAGGCGCGCGCGGACGCCGTACACCTCCAGAACACCGTCCTGCTGGAAGCGCGCTCGCAAAACCTTGAAATCCTGCGCTTCTTCCAGGGCCTCGCAACGACGCCAGGGTCGTATGTAGACCTCTTCAACCTCCAGCGGGGGCTCGCGCCGGTGGGCGCGGGCGGTCCGCTCCCCGGCGGTTTCGGGCGCGTCGTGCCGGGCACCCCGGCTGAGCAGTTCGGCGGCCTCAACTTCGGCGGGCTGCTGGCGTCGCTCCAGAACCCGCCCGCTCTCGGCGAGGGCCTCGGCCAGATCGGCGCGCAGGAAGCCCCGCTTGGCGCACGCCCCGCCGCGCCGACGATCAACCTGGCCGACCTCATCGCCGGGGGCGGCGGAGCGTTTCTGCAACAGCCAGCGGCCACTACCGGCGGACAGGCCGCGCTTCCCGCGGCGCAGCAACCCGGCCCCGACCAATTCGGCACAACAGGCACGGAGACGCCCGCTTATCTCGGTGGGACAGGCCCAGAAGACCCCGCGGCTGAGCAGCGGATGCTCGCTGCGCAGCAGGCCCAGGGCCAACCGCAGCAGGCCGCGCCCCTGCCGCCTGCGCTGGCCGCGGCCTTTGCCGGACAGTCGCCGCTTGCACAGTACGGAGCGTTGCGGCTGCCGTCCGGTGCCGTGCCAGTGCTCTCCCCGCAGCAACTCACGCAGCTCTCGCCCTCCGAACGGGCGCTCTACCAGTTCCTCTACCAGGCGCAGGGCATCCCGGCGCCCGAGTTCGAGCGGCAACTCGTTGAGGTTGCGCCCTCGCCTCGCCGCGCTATCCGCAGGAGAACGGCGTGACCAGCCTCTACGAAGAGGACATCCGCCAGGTAAGAGTCCGCCGGCTCAGAGAAGCGGAAGAGCGCGCTCGTGTACGCGCGGCGCCCCGGCCTGCCGGGGCTGCTGCCGCTGTGGACGCCGGCCTGCGCCAGTTCTTCGGCGGCGCGCCGCCATCGCCCTTCGCGCTGGACGTACAGGCGGAGGCGGCGAGTCGCTTCCAGGTCGAGCCGCTGACACCGGCCGCGCCTCTCGAAACCCCGGCCGTCCCGTCTCAGGAAGACCGGCTTTTCGGCGCCAGCCAGCTTGACGCGCTCGGGCGCATCCGCAAGGGGCAGTACCCGGAAGGCCCGCTGTACGAGAACCGCGCCTACCGCGGACTGATGTTCGTGCCGCTGAAGTTCGGCCAGGGCCTCCTCGCGGGCCTCGAATGGTCAGGCCAGCAGGCGGAGCAGGCCGCGAAACACGTCACCGCCGCGGCACAGCGCGTCGTTCCGGGGACACAGGCCCTCGAACAGCGCGTTCAGGAGTTGCGGAAGACGGGCCTCTCCTACGGTCAGGCCGTCAACCAGGCATGGGAAGAAACCCATCTGGAATTAATTACCGTCCCATTCACCAAGACAGCGTTCACGCCGAAAGGCTCGATCACCGTAGACGCCGAGGATGTGATCGCGGCCGGGTTCGACCCACTCCTGATTGCCGCCTCCGCAGCCGGGGGGACAGGCGCGGCGCTGAAAGCGACAGGCATAGGCGCGAAGGCCGCGGCAGGCGCCACCGGCGCGGCGAAGACGTACGCGACGTACACCGGACTGCGCGGCGCGGGCGTCCTGACGCGCGGGACCGTGCGCGCCGGACGTGAGCTCGCTGGAGGCAACATCCCGTCCGTCATCACGGGCAACATCATCCCAAACCAGCTCGCCATCTTGCCCCTTCAGCCGCCGCCCAGGGTCGTCGCGAGAATCGCGCCGCTCGACAAGCTCGAAGCGCAACTGCGCCGTAGCGACTTCATGCAGCGAGCGGCAACCTATCTGGCCGACGCGCGGGCAGGCCCGGTCGCAAAGCGCATCATCGGCCTCGCGAACCCTTCAGCGATTGACTGGCAGAAGGCGGACGACCTCGGGCGCCGGGCCGGGACGGTCTACGAGGTGGCAACAGCCCACGGCGCGCAGGGCGTAAAGCTCGCCCAGGATGTCGTGCTCCAGCACGGCGACCCGGCAAGGCTCTTCCGGCTCGACCGCCATATGCTGTCGCACGCCGACAACATCCGGCTGACGAAGGCCGGCCGCCAGCTCTTTACCGAACGCGGGTTGCAAACAGAGGGGCCGTTCGGTTTCTACGACATCGCGGAGTTCACCCTCCCGCGCGTAGATGCACCGAGCACGGTCCTCAAAGGCTCTGTCTTCCAGGGCCTGACGCGTGAGCAGGGCGAATCGCTGCTCGCTTTCCACCGCGTCCACCGGGAGATGCTGGAGAACCTGGTCGCAGAGGGTGTCTATCCGAACTTGAACGCCGCGATCAAGGGCTACGGCACGACGGTCGGCGGGAAGTTCGTCCAGGTTGCCGGGTTGGGCAACCCGGCCGATATCTACAAGTGGATACACCGCAAGGCGCTCGGCAAGACCATCGTGGGCGCGAAGGGCGCGGATGAACTGCTGGAGTTCGCGCCGGGCGGGGGCCGCGCAGCCGCGGGCCGCAACTCAGACTTCCTCAAGAGCCGCACCTTCGAGCTCATGCAGGAAGGCGCGCAGGAAGGGACGCTCTACGCGCACCCTCTGGAGTCGCTCGAAGCCTTCATGGGTGCCGGTTACCGCGCCATCGCGCAGAAGCGCGCGCTTGACGTGCTGGAGAGCCGCGGCAAACTCGTCACCTCGAAGGATGTCCTGAAAACCCTGTATCCGAACCTGATCGCGGATGTTGAGACGGCCGACAAGCTCGTCAACGCGGCCATCGGCAACGTCAACCGCCTGAAGCGCATGGTGCTGGCGCGCAAAGCCAAGATGCCGGAGCGCGAACTGTTCGCCGGGACCTTGAGGACGCTCGGCGAACGCAAGACGGTGCAGGCCCTCAACGCCGAACTGAGACAGACGCAGGGGCTCGTCCAGAAGGTCTTTCACCACTACAAGGTGATGAAGACCCACCCCAACGAGGGCACACGCCGTCTCGCCCGCAACGCCATGCAGCGCGCCGTCGGACAGGCGAAAGAAGCCGGGATCAACCTGGAGAATCTCTGGGCCGAGCAGAAGCGGCTCGTCACGATGGCGACGCGGGGCCGCATCCGCGTCTCGCGGCTCGAATCCGAGCTCTTCGGAAAGACGAGCGACCTCAACCAGGCCGTCGCTGAGGTCGCCCTGGCCCGGCAGATACAGGCCAACGCCGCGAGCGCCTACTCGAAGCAGATGATGGCGATTGTGGACGCCGCAGACCTGGACGCTTCTGTCTTCGGCGGCACGATCGGCACCCGTGTCCCGGTCGCCTTCTACCGCGACGGCGCGCTGGCCGGGAAACTCGCTCCGAAGGACATCGGCGACGCCCTCCAGGCGCGCTTCAAGGACCGCGGGTCAAATATCCTGCGCAAAGTCGAGGGTGTCACAGGCACCGCGCGGACACTCTCCACGGGCGTCGCAGACGTGGGCTGGCTCACCATCCAGGGCCAGGCGCTCGCGCTGACGCACCCCACGCTTTACGCAAAGGCGGCCAGAGAGTCGCTGAGGGCCATCTTCGACCCGGCCGCGCGCAGCCGTTACATGGCGGAGAACGCCGGCGCCGTCCTGAGCTTCATCGAGAACGGCGGCGACATCGGGTCGTCGGAGTTCTTCGAGGCCCTCTCCCGTTCCGGGCTCCTCTCCCGTGTCGCGCAGCAGATACACCGCAAACTGCCCGACAACATCGAGTGGGACGAGGCCGTCCGCACCTGGGGCGGACGCACGAACGTCGTCGGCCGGCTCGGGACAGGCTTCAACGCCTTCCTGGACGTAGGCAAGGTCGAGCTCTGGAAATCCCTGCGCGGGGTCTCGTCGGCCGGCTGGGTGACCGACAAGGAACTCGCCTCGCATATCAACAACATGCTCGGGACGCTGAACACGAGGATGCTCGGCGTCTCGCCGACCCAGCGGCAGGTCGAAGGCGGCCTCCTGCTCTTCTCGCCCCGCTACACCCGCAGCGCCTTTGCCCTGATGGGCGAAATCCTGCGGAGTCCGGGGAAGCTGGGGACCACACAGGGCCTCGCCACGCGTGAGGCGCAGCGCGCGATGGCCGCGTTTCTCGCGGGCGGAACGGCCATCATGTACGGCATTGGCGAGGCTCTGGACAAGGACGTTGGCCTCAACCCGTTCAAGCCGGGATGGCTGACGGTCGAAGTCGGCGGGCACCGCATCGGCGTCGGCGGTTCGACACGCGCCGTCATGGACATGTACGCGAAGTCGCTGGCCGCCGTCGCCGGCCTCAACGACCGCGACATGGGCGACTTGCTCAAGTGGAACCCCTTCAACCCGCGCGACGCCCGCGAGAACCCGCTGCTGAGCTTCTGGATGTCTAGGACGGCGCCCGGCGTGCGCGACCTGCTCCTGCGAGAGACCTTCCAGGGCGAGAAGCTCGACAACCCGGCCGAGTTCGTCGGCAAGGGCCTCCTGCCGCATTTCGCGCCGTTTGTCGCGCAGAACTACCTCCAGCCAACGCCCGGCGGCACGAGGACGAACCTCGCGTCGGTGTTCCCCGAGATGCTCGGCCTGCGTTCAAGGTCACTGAGCGCCTTCGAGAACATGGCTCTCAAACGGAGAGAGGTCGCGAGCAAGCTCGGCAAGCAGGACTGGGACCAGCTCGACCTTGAGCAGCAGGCGACGGCCCGCCGTGACGACGACGAACTCCGCCGCTTCGAGCAGATCGCGCATGCCAGCGGCACCAACCCCGAACTCGCCGCCTACTTCGACCACGTTGAGGCCGATAAGAAGTACCGGGACCAGAAGCTCTCGCAGGCGGCGGTCGAGTTCCACACCACGGGCAACGGCAGCACCTTTCGGGAGAAGTACGACGAGGTGATGTCAGAGGCGCGTAGCTTCCGGGAGCGCCGGGACGACCCGAACGGGCCCTACAAAGAGGCCCTCGCGCTGCTGGCCGAGCAGCCGGAGAGCGAACTCGCCTTCAACCAGGCACTTGAACGCTTCGTCTCGGAGACGCGTGAGGACCCGGCGCTCTACGACCAGTTCGGCAACCCGGACTTCCGTGAGATGCGGAGCCGGGAGGACGCGCTCGAAAAGGAACTCGGCGAAGAACTGTTTGGCCGCGTCCTCAACTACTACCACGGCTTCGATACTGAAGGCCGGCCGCTGACGAATGAGGAATACCCGGGGCAACGCTACGTGTGGCTGCTCAGGCAGGCCCGCGAGGTGCTGCGCGAGGCCGGGTACTGGACGGTCGCGGACGCCATGCTCGACGGCCAGCCCGAGGCGCAAGAGGTCTGGAGCTACTACCAGACGCTCGACAACCCCGCCGAGCAGGAAGCAGTGAAGCGGGCGTACCCGTTCCTGCGACGGGTGGAACGAAGGGCGGCGCGGGCACGGCTTGCCATGCGCCGGCGCGACCCGGAGGTAGACCGGGCGCTCACGATGTTCTACGGCCTGCGCGCCAGGAGCCCCGAAGGACGCAGGCAGGAACGCGAACTGGTCAGGCAGGCACGCAATGTTGCAGCAGGTTGAGGCCAGACCGCAGGTCGTCGTCGAGCCGGGGAGCGTGCCTGTGCGTTGCCGCAAGAACGGCTGCAACGGGCTCCTGGGTTGGCTTTCGGACGGAGTGTTCCGGCGGTCGCTTTCCTACGACCTGATCGAAGCGCCAGCCACAATCCACGTCAAATGCTCATGCGGCTTCGTGAACACGCTGCGGTTACGCATGGCAGGCGGCGTTTGACGTGTCCGCTGGCGCACGCATAGACTAACGCGCAGCAGCGCATAGAAGGCGTCTTCGCGACCGTCTTGGTCCGGAGACGCCTTTTTGTTTTCCCTCCAGCGCCGCCGACGGGCCTCGCTGACCGGAGACACCGCGATGACGACGCAGACGACCGAGACGAAGGACGAGAAAACGCCCGAGCCCGGCAAGGCCGGCCAGCCTGACCCCTCCTCGGACGGCAAGGTTGACTGGGAGTCCCCTGACAACCCGTACAAGCCTTTCAAGGCGCGCTACGACGGCCTGCGGAGAGCGCAGGGCAAGACAGGCGACACGGCCGGCGCGATTGCCGCCCTGAACGGACGCCTGGAACGCCTCGAAGAGCAGAACGCTGAGCTCCTCGATCGGCTCGAATCCGCCACAACGGGTTCTCCCCGCGAGGAGCAGGACGGCGAAGACGAAGAGACGGGGGATAGGAGACGGACTCGCCAGCCGCAACCGACCTCGGACGCCCGGCGCAAGGAACTCCAGCAGGCCCGCGCCGCTGACTACCAGCGGCAGGTGAAGGCCCTGGCGGACTGGGTGCAGTCCTCATGGCTGCCGGGCATGACGCTCGAAGACAAGCGCCTCGCCCGCGCGCAGCGCCTCTTTACACAGGCGCAGGCAGGCCCGCACAACGCGGCGCTCTTGCAGGAGACGCGGGACATCATCGAGGAAGTCGCTGCCGAACACCGGGACCGCGCCAACTTGGACGTGAAGGGCAAAGGCCGGTCCTCTGACAACGACAAGGCGGAGCCCGCCGAAGGCGAGGGCGAAACGGACGAAGGCGCGGACGACGCTCCGCCGCCAGACCGTCCCAACCGGCGCGCCGCGCTCAAGAAGAGCGGCGCCGCCAACGCCCAGACCGGCGACGGGCTCCCATCTCCCTCCGACGACTCGAAGAAGACGCCCTACGAGCTCTTCCGGGAGTCACACGAGGAGGCGCGTAAAGGCGGTTAGCCGTGACTCTGGTATCTGAATGGTTCAGGCTCCAGATGGCGAAGGAAGTGCGCGGAGTCTGGACCACCATCCACACCGACGAAGACCTCTCGCGCTTCCTCCAGTTCCAGGAGACGGACGGGAAGTCGCACGACTACGAGAGGGAGCTCACCCTGCCCGTGGCGCAGGTGGTGAGCGACGAAGGTTCGATGGCGGAGTCCGCCATGACCTTCACCGAGAAGACCGAGACGCTGAAGAACGTCTACGTGCAGAGCCTGCTGAACTTGAAGGCGCAGGCCCTCGCCAACAAGACCGACCCGCTGGCGACGCTCAAGGTGAAGATGAGCAAGCAGTGGGGCCGGAAGCTCATGGACCTCGTCATCAACGGCGACAGCGCCGTGAACGCGCTCGAGTTCAACGGCCTGAACAAGATGTGCCGCGTCGAGACGCGCATGATGGCGATGGACGATGGCGTGGTGGACGGTCCGGGCACAGCCGAGACAGAACTCACGCAGGACCGCCTCGACCAGATGCTCGACACCATCCGCCCGGGCCGGGCCAACGCGCTCATCTGCAACAAGACCATGATCCGCAAGCTCAGCCAGCTCAGGCGGGCCTCCGGGTCAGGCGTGCTCGGCGAGACCGAGATGTTCGGGCGCAAGGTGAGGACCTACGACGACATCCCGGTCGTCGTGTGCGACTACATCGGCAACACCGACACCTACGCCGACGCCGCGACCTGGCCTTCGAGCACCGCGACCACGATCTACGCCGTCAAGTTCGGCCAGGAAAACGAAGGCTTCACCTGCATCCACAAGGGCGGCTTTATGAACGTCGAGTTCGTGGACGTGGGCAAGGCCCGCTACACGAACCACGAGGTCTTCCGGCTCATCGGCTACATGAGCACGGTCGTCTACTCGCCGCTCACCATCGCGGCCCTCGGCGGCATCGACTCCGCGTCCTAGACAGGCGTTGTGTGAGGTAAGGCTCACGCTCGCCCTGGAGAAACACGATGACTTTGCACATTGAACGGCTGGAAAGCCACCCAATCAACTACGGGGCACCGCCCTCCGGGACTGAACTCGTCCCGGGCGACATCGCCTTCTGGGACGGGACGAACTGGGACAAGGCCGACGCCGACACGCCCGCGACGAAGTACGCCTGGGGCATCGTCGTGCGCGGCGGCAAGGGCGGCGACCTGAACTCGGGCGTGCTCTCGGTGGCGCGGCGGGCGCAGCTCTTCGACGACGCC